GGTTTTCCTTTCAATGTATTAAAATCACTTGGTAAAAAAACGTGATTTTTTTGATTTACCCAATTGGAGAGAAATAGTCGACTCGCTTGAAACTCGAGCTCTTTTAGACCCGAATTTCAAAGTATTCTGGCAAGTAAGTCAGAAATATGAAATGCGAATGAATGAAAAGCTTGATAGAGATGTAGAGAAAATACGTGTCTTTTTAGCAGCAAGTGTAGATTTTGTTGTCCTTCAAAACAAATATTGCTTAGATTTCAATAATAAGTTTATGACTACTTTTAACCGTACTTTTAATAAGGTTGGTTTTAGCAAGTATAAACTTGGGTGGAATCGTTTATATCATTCTTTCGGTAATAAAACCCAAACTCTTTCAGTTGACGGAGAGAGTTTTGATACTACAATAGGTCCTTTTTTGATTGATCTAATGGCGGAGTTACGTTTAGATTCTTATAAACTAGACTACGACAGGAAAATTTTACTTCAAATGATTAAATTCTTTTATACTAATATAATGAATAGTTTGTTAGTTTTAGAAGATGGGATTTTAGTATTCAAAGAAATGGGAAATACTTCCGGTCAAGCTAGCACAATCATTGATAATACGGGCGTTTCTATTGCGGCCCTTGCCTATTATTATTTTCGATGGTGTAGGGAGTCAAAATTAAATCCTACTATCGAACACTTTTTTTGTGTTTTGACTGCTGCTATATTAGGTGATGACACATTAGTTGGTGTTGATCCTTTTGGAAGTTTTAAAATCGATTTCGTTAGTATGTGTAAATATTATTCTGAAATTGGTTTGAAATTGACCTTGGAGGAAATGGAAAACGTTCCTTTACAGGATACGGAGTTCATGAGTACTCGTTTTATAAAACATGAGAGTGGTGTATGGTTACCTCTCATGAATCGTAATAAAATGTTTAGTTCTTTAATATTAGGTGATAAAAATCCTGACCCGCGTTGGACTTTATTACGTATATATGCTTTTAGAACTGAATGTTGGGCTGATAAAGAATTCATCTCAATGTTGGAAGAGTTTGAAGTCTATGTTTTAAAACGACATAGAGATCAACTCGTTGGCTCCATAGATCTTGGAAATGGTGATTATATCACTATGGATATGGTTTATCGAAGTCGATTAAGTGATCGAGAATTGGATTTTTTATATATGGGATTAGAAGATAATTTGCATGCATTATATTTTGACTTTTCCTTACATGCAAAAGTTTTACAATTAAATTGGTAGGCCTTTAAACAATCATGGCCAATTTAAAAATTATAAAATGTCTTCTGAGTATATCAATGTTCATGCCATCAGGTCCAGTCCTAATATTACATTATACCATTTGGAAAATAGTCATCTTAAGTTTTATATCACAGAACCTGGTAAACCCCGTAAGTCTGTTACTATTAGAATCACTGATTCTAGTATTGTTGGAAT